ATAGTGGAAATGCGGGCGCCCCTTGATGAACAAGGAAACTGACAAGCTAGAGGATAAGGACATCGTCTCCCAGAAGGAGATTGAGAAACTCGCGAACATTAATAAGGCGTGGCACAAGTTTTGGCATTCCCTCAAGACCTTCGGGATCAAGCTAGTTGCATCTGAGGGAATGGACGCTGTCTATAAGCTCGTCGGGGCGTTCAAACTCATCCTTGATGCCGCCCGGTACGTGATCGAGCTCACGAATAAGTTTCAAGGTTTGAAGATGGTCCTCATGGCCATCGGTGTCGCACTTGCTGCGTACTTTGCTCCTATCAGCGCAGCAGTCGCAGGCATCATTTTTCTACTGAGTAAGATCCAGGAATTCAGAGAAGGTAAAGAAGGATTGTTGAAATCCGTCTCTGAAGGAAAGATGGGGCTTGCTCCAAGTGAAGAGCAGAAGAAGGGCTCCAGTGTTGGAAACTTCTTCAGCAATATTGGCGGTCTCATCACTGGACAGAAGAGTTTGTTTGGTGGAGCTCAAGCAGCAGTTCCTCCTGGCCTTGACGCAGCAGCAGCGGCTACCGCGAAACCTGGTGCTCAAGTGAACCAGACGAACACGTTCAATGTATCTGGCAGTGTTGATAAGAAAACAGGCAACGAACTTCAGAAACACATCTCTAATACCGCACGCCAGATTGGTGCGCAGGCAGAAGGTAGGTAGCCCATGGCAATCGACCTAGGTGCATTAGTCACGAATATCAACGCAGGGTCCAACCTCGTACTTGTTACACCGAATAAGAATATTGGTATCACTCCAATTGCAAAGGTGAATGCAAACAGTACGACGACTGGAGCTACCCCTCCCCCTCCTGTGGGGTTTTTGTTTGACTTTGCTGGTGAGGAAACTGCCTCGCTGACGTCTGACATCACGGATCACTACGTTGAAGACAACACGACCATTCAGGATCAGGTGTCTCTCAAGCCTGAGCAGATCACTGTTCACGGATACGTGTCTGAGTTGAACAACGTACCTCCTCCCGCTCTTGCAGCAGCGAAGTTTGCAGCAGACAAGTTGACTCAGCTCAGTCCATTTGTTCCGGTGCTCTCATCGTCTGCAATCATTGCGTACAATGCAGCAGCTCAGGCGTACTCAGCCGCAGTGAATGCAGCGAATGCCGCTATCAGCACATTCAGCACTTTGACTGGAATTGGAGCTGACAGGGTTCAGACAAAGCAGCAGGCAGCGTTTGATAAGTTCTATGGATGGTGGAAGTCACGTCAGTTGTTCAAGGTTCAGACGCCTTGGGCTGTGTTTGACAATATGGCCATCCTTTCGTTGAAGAGCACTCAGTCAGAAGATACGAACACGATCAGTGAGTTTGAGATTACGTTTAAGAAGATCAATCTCGCCAAGAGCCTGGTGTCGGTGCCTATTGAGTCTGGGCGTCGTGCGAGTCAGAACTCAGCTCTCGTAGACAAGGGAGTGAGTAAAGGAGTTCCAGGACCGTCGTTGTCTGCTAACATCGCCTCCACGGGGATTGCACAATGACGCTCATCCAGGAGATCACGAACGAAGCTAAGCAAAAGCACACGTTGATCCTTCCAAGTGGGAAGACGATGACGATGATCATGGAGTTCAGTGCTTTGCAGACTGGATGGTTTGTCTCGTTCACCTACGAAACGTTCACCCTGAACAAGATGCGTCTCGTATGCAATCCAAACGTGCTGCACCAGTACAAGAACCTGTTGCCATTTGGGATTGGTATCTTTGTTGATCAGAACCAAGAACCGATGTTTCAGGACGACTTCGCATCGAAGAGGGCTAAGCTTTACTTGTTGACGGAGGAGGAGACTCAGGACTACGAGGACTTCCTCAGTGGATAAGTTTGGCAGAAACTACCAGCTCACTATTGATGCGATCGACAATGAGCAGATCACCATTGAGCTACCGTTCTCCCTGGAGTTCGACGTAACACGTAATATTCTCTCATCCGCCAACACGTCATCGATTAAAATTTACAACCTTGCCGACGACACACGGCGTAAGATTTACAAGGACAAGTTCTCGTTCGACGTGTACCGGGGCATTCAGCTCAAGGCCGGATACGGTGAGAACATCCCGACGATATTCAAAGGGAACGTCAAGCAGTGTTGGTCCGCTCGTCAGGGTGTGAACTACATCACTACCGCTGAGGCGTTTGACGGTGGGTTTGCTTATGTGAATGGGCAGTCTCAGTTGAACATCCCTGAAGGCACTCCCAAGAACGCCATTCTCGATGAGATCATTAAGTCGATGCCCAATGTTCAGAAGGGTGTCATCGGTGGGGAGTTTAATCAGAAGACGACCAGAGCGAACACGATCACCGGGAACTCCGCTGACGCCTTGGCACAGGTGTCTGGTGGGGCGTTCTTTACGGACCTGGAAAGAGTCTATTGCCTTGCTGACAATGAGGCTATCCAGGGCTCCATTGACGTGATCACGAGTGATTCTGGACTACTGGGAACGCCGATACGAGAAGAAACAACTCTCACGTTTGATATCCTGTTTGAACCAAGGTTGATGATCGGGCAGTTGGTTGAGCTCCAGAGTCAAACGGAGCGGAACTTCAATGGATTGTACAAGGTGATCAGCATTCAGCACCGAGGGATGATCTCACCTACTACGGCAGGGACTGCTGTAACGTCTGTAGGGCTTTGGTTTGGTCCAGAAAGGCTTAAGAAGGTCAACTGATGTCGGTAGGAACTGTAGCAACAGATTATGACCTCAAGGCTTTGTTGGACCTTCACAAGAAGGACATCATGCAGTCTCTCAATTGCCATGCGATTGGCATCATAGAGGGGTTTGACAGCTCGTTTCAGACGGCGAAGATCAAGATCGCATACAAGAAGACGATCAACGGGGTGTTGGTTGAATATCCCATCCTCACTGAGTGTCCCGTAGTGATCCTTTCCGGTGACAAGGCTCGGCTCACGTTCCCGATTGCAGTTGGGGATGAGTGCGTAGTCCTGTTCAACGATAGAGATATCGACAATTGGTACAGCAGCGGTCAGGTGCAGGGGCTTGCTAGCTTCAGGCTCCACAACTTCACGGATGCTTTGGCTTTGGTGGGTGTCAGGAGCAAACTGCGCAAGCTGACTACCTATGACATGCTCCGCGTCACGTTGCAGAACGATCAGGCGCTTGTCGCAGTATCGACTGGCAAGATCCGCATCAAGAACGCGAACAGGGATCTGAAACAGGTTCTAGATGGCATGATTGACAAGCTGGCCGACCTTCAGACGGCATTGTCTACCTTTGCTGGGAGTCTATCGGGATCGATCGATCCTGCGGTGATAGCTGCTGGTGCTGCGTTGAGTGCAAATCTGACGTCCTTGTCTGCCGCGCTTCCAACCTATAAGACTACTGTGATTGGTGATCTGCTTGACTAAGGGGGCTTTATGATCGTTCGAGCTATCGACGTAGAAGATGATTGGAGGTTCGGTAAGGGTAAGTCTGACTACCTGAAGGACAACCAGGCGATTGCTCAGAACATCACGACCAGGTTGAAGTCATTCCTTGGAGACTGTTTTTTTTCGCTCGACTCTGGAATTGACTGGTTCAACTTGCTTGGAACGAATGAGGTATTGGGTTTGACGCTCTCGATCAAGACGACGATCCTTAATACTCCTGGGGTAACTGGGATTGTTGATCTATCGTCCGATCTCGACGAGAATAGAAACCAAACGCTAAGATACTCAGTGACGACTGTCTTTTCGACGCAGGAACCACTGACCGGAACAGTAAGGGTTATTTAAGATGCCAAACCAGGTCACCGCAGCAGGACTGCAAACGAAAACAATCTCAGAGATCGTCGCGTTTTTGACGGCAGCTCTTAAGACGATCTATGGCGCGGATATCAACGTCGAACCAGATAGCCCAGACGGTCAGCTGATCAATATCATTGCCCAGCTAGCTGTTGATAACCTGGAGTTCCAGACTCAGATCTATAATACGTTCGACCCTGACCAGGCTCCAGGCGTTATCCTCGACCAGCGCGTAGCCCTGAACGGCATTCAGCGCCTCGGGGGTACGTACACCCTCACTCCGATCACGATCGTCACTGATAGGGCACTGAGCCTCGCAGGATTGGACTCTGAGATCGATAATCCGGACGGGACTGGATACACGGTTCAGGACGACGAGGGTAACAAGTTTATTTTGGCATCCTCGCAGGTCATTCCATCTGCAGGTACCTACTCCTATAGCTTCCGGGCTCAGAACCCAGGGGCAGTAGAAACGGTCCCTAATACGATCACGACGCCGGTCACTATTATCCTTGGTGTTGTGTCAGTAAATAACCCCTCGATCTATAGTGTGTTGGGGATCAACCAGGAGACTGACGCAGCTCTACGGATCAGGCGTCAAAGATCTGTCGCTATCAGTGCAATGGGGTACTTGCAGTCCCTCCTTGCCGCTCTGTTGAATATCAACGAGGTGGTGTCCGCATTCGTATACGAGAACGTCACAGGCTCCGTTGACGCAGACCTTATCCCCGGTCACTCGATTTGGGTGATTGTTGAGGGTGGATCTGATGCTGAGGTAGCCCAGGCAATCTATTCCAAGCGTAACGCTGGATGCGGGATGAAGGGTGACGAGGAAGTCATCGTTACGCAAATTGACGGTAGCCCGTTCTTGATCAAGTTCGACCGAGTTGTGAATGAGACGCTTTACATCGAGTTTGACGCTGAATCGATCGACGGGATCGGAACGATTGATCCTGTGTACATTGCGGATCAGATCGTGCTGCGCCTCGTTCCAGGTGTGTTTGACCGGGTGAATATCAATGAGCTCGCAACCATCGTTCAGGAGATTGATCCTAACTGTTTGGTGACCAATGCTGGTTTCTCAACGTCCGGCGGTGGACCATTCACTGGGACTTTGCAGCCGACTGCTAAAAACAAACGTTTCTCTATTAGTGCGGTGAACATTGACATCACGGTGATTTAAAGATGACGACGCAAGAAATCATTAATTACTACGCCGACCTCTTGATCCTGCAGTACAGGGATCGTCCTAAGGCGTATGCAACAATGCAGGCGGTAGCTGATCCGTTTGTGATGGACCAGCTTCCCGCTGCGGTTCAGTCCGCGTTTGATATCAACACAGCTGTTGGGGTCCAGCTTGACCTCCTTGGTAAGTACGCAGGTGTTTCGCGTGTCGTGAACACTTTCAACTCAGGGACCGTTGTTCTTGTTGATGCTGACTACCGCAAACTAGTTCAGATGAAGTTTGCCTTGAACAGTGCTGGGTCGTCTCTTGAGGACATCCAGGAACTCATATTCACGTTCTTCAATGACGCACTGTCCGTATTCGATTACGCGAATATGCGCATGAGCTACTACTTCAACTCCTCCTACGGGAGCGCGGTGTTGGCAGAGGCTTTTGCAGTGCAGGGTCTACTCCCGAAACCCATGGGGGTTCAGCTTGCATCGTTGATGTACGTAGCGACTCTGACTGACATATTTGGGTTCGGGACGTATGACGTTCCTGCATTCAATGTGAGCGGCTATAATAACTATACGACCTACGTAACGACATGGCCGTGGATTTCGTATCAAAATGCGATTAACATTTGAGGATAAGACATGGCGAAGATCACAAGATTTCATCAGAAGCTGTTTGGTTCAACTGCTGCAAGCACCGAGATTGGTGTTTTTGGATCTCTTGCTGCTGGGCTCCCAACTACTTCTACTGACCCTACAACTATTCAAAGCTTGTCTAATTTCCTTGGTGGGTGGCTTGCTGCTGTTGTTGGCGGGAACTCTCCTGCAGTAGAGGACATGAACGCGCTGTTCTTCGTTGCGTTTAGGCAGCTAGCCTACGTGATGCAGACCGGCGTACCTGAGTGGAACACGAGCACCGTTTATTACATTGGCAGCATTTGTTCCGTTGCTGGGGTTTGCTACGTCTCCCTGACCGATGACAATACCGGAAACGCGGTGACCAGCACCACGAACTGGGCTGTGTTTGGCGGCAAGTCTAGCGTCAAGACCGCGAACTATACTGCGCTGATCACTGACGACGTGATCCTGTGCGATGCATCAGCTGGTGGGTTCACTGTGACCCTACCGACCTCTGCTAGCGTTAAGGGCAAGCGGTTCTTGATTAAGAAGGTAGCCAGCGTCGCCGTTCGTCCCAATGTTGAAGCCAGTTGAGTTCGGATCAAAATCAAG